TAGGTACTGCCTCACGGTGTAAAGCGATTTTGTAAATCTGATATCGCCTGCTGTAAGGTAACTACAACTAACCAAACACCCTTAAGGAGGGAAACAGAAATGACTACTACACAAACCAAATTGCCACAGTGCTGGCAAGACCTAGAGGACGCTCTCAACAACGGTGTTGACCGAGTAATCCTTTTCGGACCTTCGGGTATCGGCAAGACATACGCTGGTATGACTATCGGCGATGTTGAAGCAGGCGCATTCCGATTGGTATGCACCGAGGACATGACCAATATGGATGTTACTGGAACATTCCTACCTGACGGTAAGGGTGGCACTAAGTGGCTTGACGGGTCGGCTTTAAAGGCTTGGGAAGGCAACGGCATTAAAGGTGGTCGTCTCATCGTGGACGAAATTGACAAGGCTTCGGGCGATGTTTATGCAACGCTCTTGGCGATGTTGGATTCACCTGAATCGGCTTCGTTTGAACACCCTGACACTGCCCGTGTCCACCGTCCAAAAGCAGGCTTCTCTGCAATTATGACCACCAATGTTGAGAACATGGGCGAATTGCCAACTGCTCTCACTGACCGATTCCCTATCAAGATTCGTATCAACGAACCACACCCTGACGCTTTGCTTCGTCTCTCACCTGAATTGCGCCAGTTCGCAGTTCGTATGGCTGACGCTGGCGAACGCCGTATCTCACTGCGAGCATTCATCGCTTACGACCAACTCCGCAAGGGTCTTGGTGACGAGCGAGCAAGCCAGTTGACATTCGGTGACAGGGCGCAGTCAATTCTTGACGCTATTGCGATTGAGAAGTTGGCACGATGAAAACTGTGAAAAAACGTATCTCGGCTGAACCCGAGTTTCTTTCACGCAACGATGTGGAAGGTGGCGTGTGGACGGTGGGCGAGGTTCGTGCAATTCGTGGCGAACCTTGCACCAACATCGTTACAAGGGAAATGAAAGTTCCTACTGATGATGATTCACTCGCTCGGGCAATTCGTGCGCATGAAATGGTTCACGCAAAAGTATCGCCTGCTGATGATTGGTCGAAATGGATTGAACGCAAGATTGCAACCCAAGAATCAATGACTGTGGTTGAGGAATTGCGTGTTAACTATCTTTGCCAAAAGGCTGGCTTTGATGTTAAGAACGACCTTGCAGACGGTGGAGAAACGGCTGACGGTGAACGACTTGGTGCGACAGAGGATTGGGCTGGTGCTGTGCAAATGGCAGTTGCTACTGCTGGCACTGCGTCCAACAAACTATTGCTAAACGGAATCCGCAGACACAAGCGAGAGTGGGGTGCGATACTTCTTGATATCTCCAAGCGAGCAGTCAAGGAAATGAAAAAGGCTGACAAGTATTCAAACCTTGCTTCCACAAAAGTTGACCCAACTAGCGGTCTATTCCCTTTGGGATTCGTTCACACAGAACGACTGGCTGAATGGGTTGACCGTCTTTGCGCAAAGTCACCCGAGCAGATAGCAGAGGAAAAAGAAAAGGCTCGCAGAGAGCGTGAGGAAGCAAAACTCCGCAAGGCTCTTGGTCAAGACGGTGAGGAATCAGAGGGCGAGGAAGGTGACGAAACCAGTGAAGGTAGTGGCAAACACTCCAACAAGGGAATCAAGCCAACTGACCAAGGCAAAGAGGACGGAAACCCATACAAGGGAATCACCAGTTCCAATGCGACATACCGAGTTGCTTCATGGCAAAAACTGAACATTGAGTTTCTGCCAATGCCAGTGTTGTCAAAAGGCAACTTGGGCAAGAAACGTGTTGCTTCCAATATGGGAATGCGTCCACGCCGAATGCACCGAATGATTACCGACCCACAGATGAGAATCTTTGACAAGGTAATTCGTGGCACTGGTGGAGTTGTAATCATTGACGGAAGTGGTTCAATGTCATTCAGCAGAGAACAACTTACGAGAATCATTGAGCATGCTCCGGGTGCAACTGTGGCTGTGTACACCGATAAAGGTGACCCAAACATAACGAACCTTTGGGTTGTTTCTCATAAAGGCAAAATGGTTAATGAACTTCCGAGCGTTGGATACGGCAACGGAGTTGACTTCCCTGCGATTGAGTGGGGCGTGAAGCAGAAGCAAACTTCTAAGTCACCAATTATTTGGGTAACTGACGGTGGAGTGTGCGGTGCGGGTGGCAACTATGAAGCAGTGCTTGCTATGCAGTGCATTAACTTCTGCAAGAAAAACAACATCGTTGTTGTGCCTCATGTTGACGAAGCGATTGACCAACTGAAAAAACTAAAGGCTGGCGATAAGGCAGTGAGTATCTATCCTGAAATGTTTAAGCGAACATATAAGGAACTGAACGGAACTGAACTTATCTAACGAGGTGTGCCGTGGGGTGCGGACTTGCGCTCCACGGCATGCGCTTTAATCAGCGCAGGTGTAATCCCCTCAGCGTCCTTACCCTCCTTTCAACGCTGGGGGGATTCACTAAATTCGATATAGAATTACTAACAACTACTAACAAGGAGCAGTCATGGAAAAAGAAGTAAAGTTTGAACCAGTTACTAGAGAAGATTTTGAACACTGGATTGAAGGTCCGCTCACCGATGAAGAATGGAAGAACGTCGGAAGTGAGATTGAGGGAAGAGTAGAAAACTTTGTTGATGGTCTACTGGCAGAACTCGTACAGGATTACAACGACGGAGTTTTCAATGCAGAATAAATTCACCCTCATTCAGAACAAGGCGATTGACAAGCCTCTTGAATTCGTAATTCTTAGTGTCAGCGAGCACGATGACGACTCTCCTGACATGTACTGGAATAACGAACTTGGATGGACGAGACTCAGCCACGCAACGCGCTTTACAGAGGAAGAAAGAATTAAATTCTCTTTACCGCTGGACGGCATATGGGTGAGCCTCACAGAGATGGTTCACTCCATAGAGATGTCCAAGTCCAATCACCCAACCAGTGGGTTCAGACAGCCTCGCTTAACTATCGTTGACGAGAGCGAATAGCCCTGTCCCAAATTCGCAACGCCTGCACTAGAAATACTGCAGTCACTAAATTGCGAAATGAAATTTGCCAATCGAATACCCGGGACTCTCGGGCTATTGAAAGTAATCCGTTGATGATGACAGAGTACAAAAGGATTGTCGCTGCGTGCCCGATGAGCCCAACGGCTCGCGCGCCAGCAATGTTCTTTTTTGATTCGTCGTCATCGTCTTCCGTGTCGTCGTACAGGTCGTACCCGTGTCGTTCGTTATATGACGGTGGTGGAAAGGATTTCTTTTTCATGATTCCTAATCCTATCCAGAAGACCAAAGCACGTTCTGGTATGGCTCAAAAAAATGATTTTTTTGCAACCATCCGTCGAAGCTCAAGTGCAGGTATACCGATATCAAATTTACAACTTTTTTTGCAATCAAAGCCGGCCGCAGCCAGGGATAAAAAATGATAATTTTTAAAGTTTTTTTCTTCCCGCGCCGGCCCCAGAGTCAGAGCAAAAAAACGATTTTTTTAAACTATTTCTATCGACCCGGTGCTGAGCTAAATAGAAATATTTTTAACTATTTGATGAACGCGCTGCCGGCTCAAATCAAACTTATCTGCAATTTGGCGGAGCGAAGAACCCGCCGCGCGCATTTGCAAAATTTCAGAATTTCTGTCAGCGTCTGTAGCAGGACCAGGCTTCAGTGGACCCCATTGCCAACCCGAAACAGCCTGGATAGCCGATGCGCGCTCTTCAGAAAGTTGATTTTTTCTGCGTCTCTGGCGAACATAGCCAACCCAAGCTCCCAGTGTGACATCATTATTTCCAACAATTTCAGTATGGATGGCTGGAACATTGCAATGTCCTTCGCGCGCGGCGAACTGAGAAAGGGCTTTAATGTAGGTATTGAATCTTGTCGTGTTATCCATAAACCAGAGACTAGTACGGCATTCGCTGCCTCACGGAAACAGTTGACATTTAATTATTTATTACAACAAAACTTAACATCTGGGATGCGCGCGTGTACAATTAGCTCAGCCCATGGAGGTGCAATTGAAAAATCCATTTGATGACTTCGAGAAATCGGTCCCATTCGAAAGAAAAGAAGAGTTAACTGCAGCGCTCGCGGCGTCCGGAATAAATGATGATGTAGCCGCAGCCATGCTCGAGGAACTTAAAGAAACTGAACAGCGGGAACACAACGTTATGTTCGTCGCGACTGATGGTCATTATGCCATCAAAGCAATCCACGTGCCAGAGTCATCAATCGGCAATGTGAATGGACCGGTGTTGTTTCCGTGCTCGAATCCAAACGTAATACTCGCTGCTTTTTCCAAGGAGTACATCCAAGCTCAAATAGATTACATCGAGGAACTAGAAGCGGGGCTGCGCGATGATGCATGGATTGAGTTCCTGGAGTTGCTGAATGACAAAATTACGCTAGAGTGTGAAGCACACCCACCCACATGGAAGGACCTGTAATGCAACAAACGAAGTTCGATGTCCCTATTAATTCGACGGTGGTGGAAACCATGACTGATGGTCAGCTTGACCTGGTCAAAATGGTCGACTGGGTCTACGGTAAAAAGAAGCCGCCCACTACCTGGGACGACGCGGCACGCCGTGCAGTTTTTCAGATTTTTAATCATTCTTTCAACACGTGGGACCGGCTGTCAGACGTCAGGGAGTATCTCGATTACCTGATTGACGAGATTGGACCAGAGTCAAAAAAGAATATTTCTGGAGATGTGGCGGCTGAGTACTGGGCAATCCTTGGGCGGACGGCCGCCGTTGTTGCAGAAAAGAAAGAAATTTTTAAAGAAATCGACGAAGAGCTTGCCGGCCACGTAGAAGATATTTCGAATATTTTGGTTAGAAAGCAGCGCGATTACGGGCACCATAACATTGCTCGATTCGGACGCGCCGGTCTACTCGTGAGAATGCATGACAAAGTTGCGCGACTCGAGAACCTCCTCCAGAACGAAACCAACCCAGAAAACGAATCGGTGGTGGATAACTTCATCGATGTCATCGGTTACGCGTCAATCGGCATTATGTGGGAAAGAAATTGGTTTTTACTTCCCCTGGCGCCGGCCGCTGAGTAGTCAAAAAAATCAAAAAATTAACAGATTTCTCTCGAGCTCAGCTTCAGCTAACGTTCTGAGCTCGAGGGGAAAACACTAAAAAAGGAAAATTTACTATGGCCTCCCACTTCGAATCTTCTGAGCTCCAGCTCACCCCACAATTAACTCCGCTTTATGCTTACCTAATCCTGGTTATGGGTGATGTGGTTAAAGATGGCAAGCTGAAGATTAAATGCACATATCATAAATTTCAGATTATTGGCTGGGGTGTTGCCGGCGCGCACGACGAATACTCGAAGACCGTGCGGCCGTACGTATTATTCCAGAATATGGATGGCGCTGCAGCTTTCCCGCTCGATGTCCTCCTCTCACAAAATTTAGATAATTATCCACCCGTCTGGGACGTAAACGAATCAGACGCTCTGCTGATTGATAATGAATTCGGGAAGTACTCCCTGGTCCAGATATCGAAGAAGAAGCCATCCAGAAGACGCCGGAAAAGAATCAAAAAGATTCAGAAAGCTCTCCTGAGTACCGACCTCAACAACGAATACGAAAGAGTTCTTCTGAATATCGACCTGAGCAGCAAATCCAAAAACGCACTCGCGCACGAGGCAGCACACGAGGTGGAAGCTGCGCGCCGGAAGAAAAAGAAGAAAAAATAACCCCACTTACATGACGGTGGTGGAAGACCATCCGTTATTAAACGAAAGAAGAGAAACATGACAGAAACAAAATCATCAGAAGGTCTAGTCGGCAGGTTTGTCCACAAACACCTGGAAGCTGGATACCTGGAATACTACCCAAAGCACCGATACGTGAATACCCAGGGATTCATTAAATCTGTTTTTAGCAGGGACCAATACGGAACACCAAATGCATACGAGGTTGAATGGTTTAGCGCGCTAAGTGGATACCCATTAAATTCGGAAGTCGTCCTAGCGGAGTTGATGCTGTTTGAAAATTGGAGCTTCTACGAAGACCGGGATGTTTGGATTCAAAAGTTTGAAGAAAGCATCGAGCTTTACCGCATAAACGCAGAACGACAAAGACAAAAAGAACAATAGTTTGCTGCCGGCCGGCAAAAGAAAGTGACCCCGGAGGAGACCAAGCGCGCCACCTACTAACCCGCTTTATCTCAACCCCGGGGTCGAGTGACACCGAAAGGAGAAAGGGGGGACCTTCCGGCATCGAGGGTAAAATATATCACAGGTTAAAGCCCCGCTGTGGAACCGTGCACAAGCTGTGCGCAGGTCTGGATAAATCAAACCAGACAGCCGAAAAAAAAATCTTAAAAATATCTGTTTCGAGGTTGACGGTGGTGGAAGACTCTGCTAACTTGAATGCCGCTGGGTAGCTCCCAGTGAAATACGTAGGCCTACAACTAAATCACCTAGATTAACTTTCTGAAATATTCAGAAGGCTTACATGGCGACGTACTCGATAGGGTCTGCGGAAGAAAAAGGTTTCCCCAGACCCCTTCCAAAGTGGGTCATTAGGTCTTTCTATATTCAATTAGTTTTATCCTTGGAATTAGTTGTTAACTCATACTCACTATGAGTCGCAACATTCTTCCAAGAAAAAACAATTTGGTTTAGAGAAGTTAGAGATTCACCTACGAATCTTATAAACTCAACTTTCAAGGGGGAGAACTATGTCTTCACAAATATCGGTGGTGGAAAGGCTTTTTGAAATGACCGAACCAGCTAAGAAAAGGGGACCTCAGAAACGCCCCCGTGCTGCAACAATCAGTAAGAACAAGAAATCCTTACTTGTAGACCAGAACCAAATAAAAGAAGTATTTGACTTCTGGGTCCTAACGTTCAATAAGAAGCGCGTAGCCCTAGATGAGAAACGCCGGCAAGCTATAGGAGCTGCAATACACGACTATGGACTAGACGCCTGTAGGGACGCAATCACTGGCTGTTCCCTCTCAGACTTCCATATGGGGCGCAACAAGAACAACCGTGTGTATAACGAGATAGAACTCATCCTGCGCGACTCAGAGCACATAGAGCGCTTTCTTGCCCTAGTATCAGACGACACCACAAACGAGGAACCATTCTGATAACCAAAGAGCAGACAGTCGAGATAGTAAGACAGGCATACGCCACCTACAATCAACAGTTACTGAAAGTAGATGAGAAGGCAACCTTTAACGCCTGGTACGAGTTACTGCGCGACTTAGAGTACGAGGACGTCAAGTCGGCCTTCATCCAGCTAGCGACACACGCCAAGTTCATGCCCAGGCCTGGGGACGTAAGACGCACCGCAATAGATACCCGTAATAAAATACCCCCATTTTTAGATGCCTATTCTGCTTGGGGTATTTTTCAGGGGATATTAAAAGAGGTACATTCCGGTGCCCAAACAGAAAGACCCCCTTTCGACGAGGCACTAAAAATTACGCTAAATAAATTAGGGGAAGTTTCATACGACATGCACACCAATGGCGATAGGGAAGTATTCGTACGCACGTATGAGCAGGTAGTCCAGAAGCTAGAGCAAGACAAGTACGCCATACAAAAGGAAGATTTGTAGTTGAGCACCGACAAAAAAAATTTTGAAACGAAAAAACCGCACGCACGCAAGCTTTTTGCCTCTTTTTCAGTCTTTTGGAAGTGGACATACGTTTCTTTTCTCTGGATTGCTGGTATTTCCGTCTACCTCTGGCTATGCTGGTGGGCAATCCGTCTCCTAGTTACCCTCGCAGTCTGAAAGGCCACCTATGTCAATCATCGAATACACCTTCTTCCTTATAGGGCTGGCGGCTATTTTCATCATTTCCTATTCCCGTGCCTCCTTCTGGATTCGTGCTCTTTCTGTTACCTATATAGCCCTGCTCATCCATAACCTAGTTATCCGCTAACATCTGGCTATGAAACGGAATCAGGGGCGTCCAGTTGTCCACCCAGTCAAAGAGAGTACGACCGTTACTCTTAAAGTCTCTAGAGAGTTTAAAGAGCGCCTTATTATTCAGGCTGAAGCAGTCGACCTTACCCTTACGGACTATATAAAATCTCTCGTTTATAGAGATGGTCCTGGTGCGTAGGCTGTGCGCAAGCGAGAACTAGCGAAGTTCCCTAACCGTAAGTACGGTATTGCCCTC